TCACGATTTCCCGTTTCTGCGCTGGTGCAATGTCAAGATGTCCGAGGCTTTTTTTGCGATTTCTAGCTCCAGCGTCTTCTGCCCAAGCAACCCTACCAGTTCGCAGATGCGCTCACTGTTCTCGTCTAGGCAACGCTCTTCCCTAAAGACTTGCGACGCATTTTCGAGAAACCGCGCTTTCCACGAGGCAAACAACTGTGGCTTGATCTGGTGCTCGCGACAGATCTCGGCGGCGTTCTTCGCACCGCTCAAAACTTCCAGCACCACCCGTGCCTTGAATTCAGCACTGAAGGCTCGTCGACTTCGCATGACTTTTCCCTTTCTTGGACTCATCTTACTTCATTTAGATGTGTATCCAAGTTTTGGGGTGCATTACAATCACGCCACGGATGACATGGGGTGTGCGAAGACTGGGTTCAGTTTCTGCCCAGGTCCAGAGGCTACTAAGCGCAGCCCATAAATTCGACATGGTCTTGGGGCCAAGCTTGAATTTATTTTTGCAGTGGTTTAAGAACGCATGAAGTTCGTCACTGCCGATAGTTTCAAACTCCCGATCTGTACCAAAGAACTCTCCCATGCGGCGGAAATGTAACGTATAGTCATTGAATGTATTGACACTCAAATCACGCTGTCTTGCCAACCAATATCCTTCCAATACGGCGCATAGCTCCATGTTCCCTCCGTGCAGTCTAAGCATGGGTGATAATTGCGTTTGTGTGCCGATAACAAACCAGGTCCAGAAATGCTTAGAGCGCACGGACAGGTAAAATTACCTGTCCGTGCGCTCTAAGCGCTGACACTTATGTCACGTAGGTGGGCGCGGAGGGACTTGAACCCGCGACCTCACGGATGTGAATTGTGCCAACCAACACAGGTGTGATTAGACGATACGGCTAGCTTTTTTACCCCAGCCGTGCGGTCTTTTCATAACTATCCATGTGGTGTAACCAAATGTTTGATAGTGGCTTTGTGAGGCGATAAGGCTTAGCTTGCTGGATTTATCAGTTGGCCTTCTTCGCTGTCATTGTGCTGCCAACCGTGCATGCTATCCACTCTCTGTTGGTCGTAACTGGGTAGCAATATGATGCGTTTTTTGTAACATGAAGCCGTAGCCGCCCCTGAGCCAGGCATTACCTCTTCTCTCCACTATCAACCGATAAGGCCTTATTATCGCCTCACACCGGCTCAGACTTTGCGGGCTTCGCAGGTTTTGCGCTCTTATCCTCATATCGCGTCACAACTACCTTCATCCGCTCTACGTACTTATAGATGTCTTCCAGCCCCTCAATCGCCACCCGCTCCATCTGTCCTGTATCAAACAGCCCTAGATACTTTTGGGTCGTATTGAAGTACAACCTACAGATAGGCTTGCGATTATTGTCATCCAACAGAATTCCGCAGTAGCTTTGTACGTCGCGCATGACGATCCGCTTGGTGTTAACCAGTTCGTGCAAAATGGCACGTATGATATAGAACGCCTCGGTTTCTTCGTCCGTGGTAACGACTATCCCGGCAACATCCTCTGGAGCGGGCACAATATCATTAGTGACCGCAGGAGCAGTGACAGGTGCTGAATTAGCGTCGTTTGCCAAGACACTGCGCAACCGGTCCTGAATGCGGTTATTAATCAAGACGTTGAAGGCTTGGCGCGTCAGAGGGGTAAACTGCTCTCGGATAGGTTGCGTCATGCGACCACTGTAAACGTTAGAAACTACAAATTTCACAAAATCGTCACTGGGTTCCCGTAACTGTTCGGCAAGCAGTCGAACAATTTCGCGTGTGTATTTCAATTCGCTTGCTGTGGTCAGAATATGATTGAGATCGAATGCCGACTTGGAGAACTTCTTCAGTTCTTCCACATCATCTTCGTCAATATCCAGCAAATTAAACTCAAAAAATGGCTTGGCATCCATTTTGTTGGGCGCATCCAGATCAGTGTAGAACCAGTAAATGATTCCATTGGTGAGCACGCTGAAACGCGCCTCGGTTACACTGAAATATCGATATAATTGCGATGCATGGGCGAGTGACAAGTCTGCGGAATGATGTTTGCATTCAAAAAGAATGATGGGCTTGCCATCTTTTAGAATGGCATAATCCACCTTTTCCCCCTTCTTTACTCCAACATCCGCATTCAATTCGGGAGTCACTTCAGTAGGATCAAATACGTTGTAGCCAAGTGCAGCAATAAACGGCAAGATCAAGGCGCTCTTCGTTGCTTCCTCAGTCTGGATGTGCTCAAGCTGGCGAGGGATTCTGGCTGCGAGTTCACGTAGTCTATCAATAAAGTCCATGCTTTCCTCCGAGGGTGAAGACCACTGATATTGGCAAAATCAAATGACAGGTCCACAAAGACCTTGACGCAGTCAATTTTTGGACTTAATATAGAACGCAAGTTCTAATTATGCATTTTACCAGGAGAACCCCGATGGCCCGGCGAAAACAACGCAAGTATGCAGCTCAGTTTCAACGACATGACATGGATGGCAGACTACGCCGGGTCTCATTGTTGGCGGCTGTTTGGCAAGCCGTCTTTGGGAGTACCGACATAGCGCATAAACCAACTGCTCAGCGCCGAGTCGTCACCGTCCGCCGCAAGGTCAATCGCTGAATAGAGGTCCTCCGCCGCCTTTTCCCCAAGTGCATCCTCGAAATCCTGCATCATGCGTAGGAAAAACTGCCCGAGTATTCGTTCACGATTTTGAGCGGAGATGCGACTAAGAATCCGACCAATTTCGATAAGGGCCGTCTGTTCGTCGCGTCCTAAAGAACCCATCACCTCACCTAATTCGCCGGACAAGACGATCTCAGGTGGGCGATTGCCCCGGAGCGGTTGGTCTGTAGCCGCAGGATCGTCAGTCAGTCCAAGCAAATAGTCGGTGCTTGTGTGGTATCTGCGCGCCAAGCGGGCCAATAAATCCCACGTAGGCGGATCATTCACGCCTAATTCTAGCTTCGACAAATACTGCTTGCCCAAGCCTTCGTATTCACCGACTTGACCGAGTGTCAAGCCGGCTTTTTCGCGTCTCTCGCGCAGCCGTTGATTTATCCCCATGTTTCCCAATATATCGCAAAAAGTCGCCATATTGTTGACCAATCACTAGCAATCTAATTGACATGTGTCACCAGATAGGCTACAATGCTTTTGTAGGTAGCCATTTTAGCGACAAAAGAAATGAGGTGGATATGGATATGTCTGTGCGTTTTCTTCTAACGCCCTCTGACAAGGAAAAACTAGATGCCATCGCGGCCAAAGACGGCAATGCCCCTATTTCAGCTACATTGCGCCGGCTGATTCGGGACGAAGCGTTGCGGCTTGATCTTGGGCTAGCGGTCACAACCGAAGCCGGCAAAGTTTTAGCTCGGCAGCAACAGGCCGAGACAACCTTGCAATCCGATTCTGACCGCTAGCAAGGAACAAAGGTTACAACGATGAATGAACTGACCATCGACGAGCGCAGTCGGCTCGACCAATGTGAAGCGACGATTCAAGGCGAGTTACATGCATTTGTGCGCGTCGGCAATGCACTATTAACGATTCGGGATCAGCGGCTTTATCGGCAGGGATATGAAACCTTTGAAGATTACTGCCGGGTTAAGTGGAACATGGCGCGCAATTATGCCAATAAGTTAATTTCGGCGTCTGAAACAGTCGCGAATCTGGGTACAATTGTACCCATTTTGCCCACCAGCGAAGCACAGACCCGCCCCCTGACCGCGCTGCCCCCAGAGCAACAGCGCGTCGCCTGGCAGGAGGCAGTCGAGACTGCGCCCGGCGGCAAGGTGACCGCGGCGCATGTGGCGACGGTCGCCGAACAGTACAAGCCGCGCGTCGAGACGGTTGAGACGCCACCCGCCCCCACCCAGACCTTTGAGCGAGTCAGCGCCGACGACTTCAAAATGGAGCCGGCGTGGGTTTACGGCTCGCTGCTGGACCAACCGGCAACCAGTGCGCTTTTTCGCGACGCCTTGCAACAAGCGAGTGACAGCACGCTGTATCGCGCGCACTGGGCGACGGAGACCGAAGGGAAACGCCGCGAGTTGGCCGCGATGGAAAATGCCATGACGGCGCGCGGGCTGGTCTTTACCAGCAAGCTGCCCCAGATTGACCCGCCGGCCCCGCGTTGGGAGCCGGACCCGGCTTGGGCGGCAGAGTATGAGCAGCCCAAGCCCGTCGGCCCCGCCACGCTGCCCATCTCGCAGCGGCCCGACTATGACTCCGACGAGTGGTATACGCCCCAACAGTACACCGACGCAGCGCGCGCGGTAATGGGCGCAATCGACCTGGACCCGGCGTCGTGTGTGGCGGCCAACGAGGTGGTGGGAGCCGCACGCTTTTTCGACAAGACGACCAACGGTTTGGCGCTGCCGTGGTCGGGGCGGGTGTGGCTGAATCCGCCCTATTCGTCGCCGTTGGCACAAGAGTTTATCAAGAAGGCAATTGACGAATACACCCTTGGCGACATGACCCAGGCGGTGATCTTGGTCAACAACGCCACCGAGACGGTTTGGTTTCAGAGCCTCTTGACTCGCTTCCCAGTCTGCTTTCCAGCCTCGCGCGTGCAGTTTTGGCGCGAGGGTCATGCCCCTGCGGGGGCACGGCAGGGACAAGCGGTCTTTTACATTGGGCCGAACCGGCCCCAGTTTGCGAGAGTCTTTAGCGAGTTGGGGCCAGTGCTTGAGCGAGCAATGGAGGGCTAATGTATTCATCTGATACCCAGTTGGCGATGGGGGTGCAGGGAGAGGAAGCGCTCGATCAGTTCTTTGGCCGGTGGTATGACATCACGCCGGTGGACATGACGGCACAGCGCGCAGGGATTGACCGAGTATTTGTAGAACGGGAGTCGAAGCAATCTTTCACGGTGGAATACAAGACAGATGCTACGGCAGGGCGCACCGGAAATGCCTTTGTGGAGACGATCAGTATCGACCCCAATCCAGGGCAGCACCGACTGGCTCGTCGGCTGGGGTGGGCAGTGCGGTCGCAGGCAACGGCGCTGATCTATTACATTCCCGACCCGGAAACAATTTATCTGATTTCGATGCGTCGGTTGCGCCGACAGTTGCCTCGCTGGCGGGAAGAATATCCGGTGCGGCGGATTCCGAACCGAGGCTACCACACAGTCGGGTTGCTGGTGCCGCTGGATGAATTTGAATGCATTGCGCGCAAGGTCTTTTGAGTTGGGCTTTAGGAGGATCAAGCAATGAGAACAGGGAGCAAGGACAACAGGCTGATGACAATTGCGGACGACATGCGTGACACGTTGGAGACGCAAGGTGATGAGGCCGCGTTGCATCGACCGCTGCCGCATGGGTTGCAGATTGTGATGCAGCGCCGAGATCGGCACCACTGGCGATTGGCGCTGGGGCGGGAAGGGATCTACCCCTCTGACACGGAAATCGAAACTTGCCGACGTGCCTTTCATGTGCCGGAGGCGGCGGAGATTGCGCGACGGACGGCGCAATATCGTCATCCGAAGAGCGGACGGACGATCACCTACTACGTGGCGGAACTGACGTGGGTGGAGAAGGACAAAATGCGGCAACCAGCGCCGGCGGGGCACTGAGTGTTGTACGGATAACAAGAACTTATCGCCAACGACGGCGCATAAGCCATCAATGGAGTTGGGGAAGGACCAAGCAGCGTGACCTCGAACCTCAAGCAGTTTTCCTCGAACGGTGTAATGGTAGATGTGTTGCCCCAAGATGCGGTCTTGGTGGTGGCCGGCGGGAGAAGAGACCCGGCGCAAGATTTGTGCGATGAGATGGGCGCAGTGCATCCGCTGGCCACGATGTGGCAGGTGGACCCGGAGATTGCAGCGGAGAACCTGCGCCGGCTTTGGTACCGTCTGCGCGACACGTGGTTGGACGCGGCGGAGGATCGCAGCCAAAGCCGGCACACGCGCCGCGCCTATATGAAAGCCACCAATTTGTGGCTGGATTATCTGGGTGATTTGGGGGTGCAACCCTGGACGGCCACGACGGCACATGTGCGCGGATGGCAAAGTCGCATGGCCGCGTCCGGCAATACCGATGCCACGGTCAACGCGCGCATGTCGGCGGTCTCCAGTTGGTATTCGTTTGTGATCAACGAGGTCCACATGGTGGACGGCGTCGAGCGCACAGCCTTCTTTGATGCCAACGGCACCACGCGGGCCAACCCGTTCCGCGTGGGCAACATTCGGCGTGCCAAGGTGCGGCAGTATGGCAAAGCACGTCCCCTCTCGGCAGCCACGTTGGGCAAACTCTTCGGTTATTTGCAGGCGCATCAAGAGAATGTGACCGGGGCGCGCAACTTCGCCCTGATCCTGAGCTATTTTCTGACGGCGAGCCGCAATCGGGAAGTCCTGCAAATGAAATGGGGGGACATCCGCCCAAGTCGTAGCCAACCAGGAAGCTACGTGTTTGCCTGGCGGGGCAAGGGGGGCAAGGAAGAGGACACCGTGCTGCCTGCGCGTGCCTATCATGCGATTGTCCATTATCTGAAGTTGGCCGGACGCTATCTGCCGGGACATGAGGACCACATCCAAGATGATGGATTCATTTGGGCACCGTTAGTCACACACGGGATCAGCAATCTGGAAAGCGCACAGCGTGGACGCAAGCCGCGTGGCTATATCTCTGAAAAGAATGCAGTGCGCATATTTCAGACATCGTTGCGCAAAGCGGGTGTGTCCGACTGGAACAAGTACCGCGTGCATGACCTGCGCCATTCCTTTGCACATCTTTTTCAGGGAGACCTGGAGAAGCTGCGCAAGATTCTCCACCACGAATCGTTGGCGACGACCGGCATCTATGTGCGGTCGCTGCAAGACCCTTCGGACGACTACTCCGAGGGCATTTGGCAAAAGCTCTCGCTCAACCTGTAGAACCATCCCACCCACCCGCCACCGGCCCAAATGGAGGCAGGGCCGGCGCCCTCTCATTCTATTCATTCAATTAAGAAAATTCTATCTTCGGGAGTTCACCGGGCAATGGCCGGGAAGGAACCAAGCATGTTGGAACAGGTGACATGGCAGGACGGCGCAATGGCAGCAGGCATATTGATCGCGTTGGTGGTGGTCAGCGTGTGGTTCAACGGATGGATCGACGCCTTTTTGGATAACGATCCACTTGGTGGGTACAACGCGGTATTCACCGTACTGGGGGTGGTCTACACGCTCATCGGAGCCGGGTTGGTGGTCGGGCTGTTGTTCGGCTGGCAGATAGCATTGATCGCCGTCGGCTCTGTGCTGGTCTGCTTCATGGCGTCGGGCGTACCTATGTGGCTTGGCGACATGCGGCGCGCGGCACGGCAGCGAAAGCTCCACATGGCCGAGTCAAGACTCGGGGAGGAATAGGCGTGGCCACTCCTCCAAAGGTGGGCGCGCGCAATGATGTTGTTGCATTGCGAGAAGCACGACAACAAGTGGGCGAAGGCCGTCAGTTGACGGCGCGGGTGCTGGATGAAATCGGACGAATGCGAGAACAGGTCGGGAGGCCGGACTATGGGAAGGTGGAGCGGTTGTTGGGCCAGTTGGCGCTACGGCTGGCGAAGACCAGTGAGGCAATGGAAGAGATGTGGTCGATCCGCCTGCATGCGCGGCAGGTCGAGGAAGAAGGATTAGACATGCGCTTGACTGCACTGGAGGCAAGCATGGCGGCGCTGGCAAAACGTCTGGGGGGTGACGAGAGTGCATAACATCGGAGGGAGGATGATCGTGGGATGCTTAGTCTTTGTGTTGGGCAGTGGGATGGTTGCGCTGTTATGGCTGTGGGATGAAGAACGCCAACGGCGGTTGGTGGCAGAGGCCAAAGCACGTGCCTCACAGGTGCAGTTGGGGCAGGCCCTGGCACGCGAGCAAAAACTTCATGCGCAGTGCAAACTGCTTGAAAATCGCGTGGAGCGGCAAGCCGAGATGATCTTGCATGGGTCCGTTGTGGAAACGGCCTATGGAAAAATCTATCAGAACTAAAGTATCCAAAGGCAAATTGGGGGGAATAGCGATGTGGGCGGCAGATGAGGCACTGCGGCAGTGGGCCGAGCAACAGAAACGGTCCATGGATGACCCAGCGTGGCGGGCTGGGGCCAAGACAATCCTTGCATTAGCCAATGACTATCTCACGCGGGCGGCTGTGCATGATACAGCCTGCCGGCAATGGGCGGAGATGCAGTCTGCGACACGCAACAGTGTGCAGACAACGACAACAGTCATCGTGCGTGAGCCGGGCGATGATGCACCACCGATGCTGGAGGCATGGCCGGACTATCTCCAACGGCGCATGCAGCGCGAGCGGCTCCAGATACCGTGTGAGATCATGCGCGATGCGTTGATTTGGGGACCACGAAAGCTTGCCGAGATCGAGCCGCATTCTGCCCGTGGCAAATGAAAATCTATACCTATCGATGTGCTGACGGCGTCACGCGCACGCGCTGCCGTCAGCACATCGCCGGAGAAGGCGGACTCGCGCCGGCGCGGCGCAATGCGCTGATCATAGAGCGCGAAGGGGATTGGGAAAACTGCTATGCGTGCGCATGGGACAAATTGCATCTGCGGTCAATGCCGCAGGGGCAAACCAAGCGAGAGGAGGACCTGAGCGATGAGCCAGAGCGCGAACAGCGTGATTGAGGAGATCAAAGGGCGGTTGCGGTTGGAAGAATTGGTGGCCGAGACGCTGACGCTCACCGGCAAGGGGCGGACCTTGTCTACAGTCGAGCATGACAGCCTAAAGCTGCGCACGGATTGGCAGACATGGGCGTGGTATAGCCGTGACCTGCGCGGCGATATTTTTGACTGGTATCAGTTGCAGCATGGGTGTGACTTTCGCACGGCGCTGGGTGCGCTTGCGGGGCGAGCAGGGGTAGAGCTTGCGCCCATGAAGCCGGGCGATCAGCAGGCGGCAGAAGCGACCCGCCGACAAACCGCCATTCTGGAGATGGCGGCCCGCTACTACCATGCTCAGATGTTGGGGCCGGCGGGCGCACGGGCACGGGCCTATTGCGCCACGCGTGGATGGGACAGTGCAACGGTTGCCCGTGAAGCAATTGGGTATGTCCCTGACATGCGGACGGGGGCGGATGAGGCAGGCGGAGACAACTCCTCTACCGATAATAAGGCATTATCGCCTGATATTCTCCCCTTGCATCGCCAACTGCACCAAGCGCAACTCGACACCCACCCAGTGGCCAAGGCGGTCTTGATGATCCCGCCGGGGCATCTGGTTTATGTACATCGCGAACGCGGCAGGGTGGTCTATCTATCGGCACGCAGTATTGAAGGCAAACGCCATTGGAATTTACCGTCGGACTTGGTTGGTCCTCGTCGGCTGTATACGAATGAACCGGACGGTGACCGGATGCGCCTGGCCGGGGTGGCTGCCCTTGTTGAGGGGCAGGCCGACGCGATCAGTTTGGGGCAATTGGGCGTATCGGCGACGGCGCTGTGTGGTGTGGCGGCAACGGATTTGGGCGAACGGCAATGGTCGCATGTGGGGTTGGACGGCGACGCCGTGGGACAGGCCAAGGGATTGGATGTGGCATTGGCAATTGATCCGGCGACGCGGGTGGTGATGTGGCCTGCGGGCAAAGACGCCAATGAGTGGTTGCTACATGCGCCCACCGAGGGGGAAGTGGTGAAAGCCTTTATCGGCGCGCCGCCGGCACTGGTGACTTTGGCCGAAACGATCCGCGGGTTGCAGGGCGAGGCACGCAACCGCACGCTGCGTCGGCTGCTGGATGCCTTTGACAACATGGAGGAGATCACCGCTACGGACCTCAAACCGGAGTTAGCCGCGGCGATGGGCGAGAGTCTCTCGCAGTTTAACCGGCTGCTCAAGGCGCGCGAAAAGGAGCGAGAGAAGGGGGGCGAGAAGCCCAGCCCGGAGCGCTATGAATTCTGTGCAGGCTTGGCCCGCGCCGGCTTGGTCTTTGAACAGTGTGTCTGGGATGAGGGCGGCAAGGTCTCGACGGAGTATGCGGTACGCCTGCCCAGCGGCGAGATCAAAACCCAGCCGATGGTTGACATCGGCAGTGTTACCTATGTGCCCTATCCGGTGGATATGGGTTTGGTCGCTAAAGATGTGGTGCTGTTTCCCGCCAAAGCTGTGGAATATGGCACGCAACGCGAGTTGGTGCAGCGTATTCTGGCTTTCATCCATAAATATCTGGACGTAGACCCGTTTTATGAGCGGTTGGCAGCCTATTACGTGCTCCTATCCTGGGTCTATGACCTGTTTGAAACCCTGCCTTATATGCGCGCGCTGGGCGATTACGGCACCGGCAAGACCCGTTTTTTGCAGACCATCGGCAGCATTTGCTATCGCCCTATGTTTGTCTCCGGCGCGTCTACCACATCCCCGATCTTTCGCATGATCGACATGTTTCAAGGAACGCTCGTCATCGACGAAGCCGATTTCGGCAACAGTGACGCCGAAGCGGAGATCATCAAGATTCTGAACGTGGGCTATTACCGGGGCGGCGTGGTGCTGCGCAGCGAGAAAGACCCGACGAGCAAGTATGACGAATATTGGCCCTCGGCCAAGAGCGTCTATGGGCCAAAGATTTTGGCAACGCGGCGGCCCTTCACTGACCGGGCTACAGAGAGCCGGTGTCTGACCAAGCGCACCACCACGGCGCGGCCTCGACCCGAAATACCTTTCGTGTTAGGGCGCGGGTTTTGGCAGGAGGCGCAAGGTCTGCGCAACCAGTTGCTGCTCTATCGGCTACGCAGCCATCGCCCGGTGGAATTGACGATGGACTTGGCGGATACCAGTGTTGAGCCGCGGCTCAATCAGGTGACCATGGCGCTCAAGGCAATGGTAGACGACGAGACCATGCGTGCCGAGATTGATCTTTTTATCCGTGCGTACAACGAGCAGCTAATCAGCGACCGTCAGATGACGTTGCCTGCGGTGGTGGTGCAGGCGTTAGTTGACATCCAGTATGCGTCCAAGCGCAATCTAATGGGCGAAGAAGAACGCGACTTCAGCATGAAGGGCATTGCCGATAAGGCGCAGGCGCTGATCAACGACATTGACCCCGGCACCACGATCACGGCCAAGAAGGTGGGGCAGGTACTCAGTGAAGAACTGGGGCTGACGGGGCGACAGCGTCATGCACGCCATCGCCGGGTGGAATTGGTGGTGACTGAGGATGAATTGCGTGCGCTGATGGTGCGCTATGGGGTGACACCGCCGGGCGGCAAGGAGGGTGATCACACCGCAGAAGAAAGAGGTCGCAACGAAAATAGCAACGGATCGAAGGATGCGAAACTTTGATCTCGCCGGATCAAGGCCAAAAAAATATTTTTTCAGCCTGATCCCCGCTGCCAGAGTGCAAAGTTTCGCAGGCATGTAGGATGGGAGCCAAAAAAGTGCATCAGGTTGACGATAAGTGCGAATGGTCGAAGGCAAAACAGCCGACCCTATAGAGTTTTCTCGAGAGAGAAATAATAGGGGGTGCGGAACTTGCGAAACTTCTGCGAAACTTCTGCGAAACATTGGATCGAAGTTTCGCAGGCCTAGTCAACGGGGTTGGGCGATGGGCTGTAACAAAAATTGCAAACATCGAGGGGAGGTGAGAGAGGATGGCGAAAATGCTGCGGGCAGGCTTTGGACGGCGGCTGCGGCTCAGCAAACATGCGCGCCAACGGGCGGCAGAACGGGGGCTTTCGGTGTGGGCGATGGAGAAGGCGCTCGCCAGCGGCATGACCGACCGGCGTGGGAACAATTTACTGCACTACGATTTACGTTCGGCGGTAGGCGTTTTGGTCGATTGGCAGAGCGGACGGGTTGTGACGGCGATGCGTTTGGAGGGGGCAGAGTATGCAGGGTTACGGGCACGGGCAGAGCGCGACGGCTATGTACTGGTCGGAGCCGGATCGCATGAAACCGCGGACGGAGACAGGGACGGAGGGTAGTCAACGTCTGCGTTGTCCCCAGTGTGGGGCATCGTTGATGCGCGAGGGTGAGTTAGTTTGGTGCAGCCGACCCGGATCGCCGGCGCGGTCCGGCTGTGATTATGGTGTATGGCAAACGCGTACGATAGAAGACTATGAGGCAGATATGCGACAGAAGGCAGCAGGGCTACGCGGTAAGCGCTTGATCAAGAGGATCTGCCCCACCTGCTGGGGAGCCGGGTGGATGGTGAATAGTGGGCAGCGAGTGACATGCTCGGCCTGTAATGGTGCCGGCCAAATTGAAGAAGAGATTGAGGTGCGTTGAAGTGAACGGTGACGCCGTGGTTAAGGCTCTAGAGGCGCTGGGCCGAGCCGATATTCTTGCCTTCACATGGACATGGCCGTTTCAGTCCGACGTGTCGATTGCGTTCACTCAATGGTCGCGTGACAACAGCGAGAATGACGTTAATGGAGCATACGGTGCGTGATATGAGCGGCCATGTTATCTGGAAAGTGCGGGTTGCGCCGAACGAACTCACTTGCACCGGGTGCGGCGAGATCGCCCTCGCAGGCGGTGACATGAAGGGGCGGCTTATCTATTACTGCCCGTTGTGCGGCACGGATGAGGTTGGCACGCTGCGTAAAGATGCCCCGGCCCTGGTGCCGACACTCAGCTATCTACAGCCAGGAGAATATGAGGTGATGCGATGACGATTGCCCTGCTGGTGGATGATGGTTTTACCGACACAAAAGACCGGGCTTTTTCTGTCAAAATTTATGTGTCAGAGATTGAGCTTGTCTGCCTTGTGCCGGACGGGAGCAAGGGACGAATGCTCTTTACCATTGACGAATGGCGGCAAATTAACGCATTCGTTGAAGCCGAGATCGCCCCGCTAAAAATTGATGGGGATGCGTAACCATGTCCGATACAGAGGTCGAGTTGGCGCTCTGGACAGACTACCACGCCAAAATCTGCACCTATCTACGCGGACGCGTTGAATACGACCAAGTAGAAGATATGGCGAGTGATGTCTTTGTACGTGCACTTGTGGCGATATCTGAAGGTCGGGGGCCGACGAAGCACGTTGGGGGTTGGCTTTATCGAATTGCACACAACCTGGTTATTGACCATTACCGCCGGCGCGACCGCTGTCTCACTGTGAGCCTCGACAGCATTACAGGGCATACCGGTGCAATGTGTGTACATGACATAGCGGAACAGGTCGAGACGCAGATGGAGGTGCGGCGGGCGTGGTCGAGACTCACATCCCCTCAGGCCACAGCCATCGAAATGCAGGCGGATGGTTATGAGCTTGAAGAGATCGCCATTTGCTTGAAGCGGACCACGGGCGCAGTCAAGGCGTTGCAACATCGCGGACGCGCGACACTGCGCGCACGATTGCGATGTGTACAAGGGGCATAGCCGTGATCAGTACAACCCAGTTTGCCAACGATTATTTTGTACCCGCCCCTTAGGAGACTGACATGAATGACCTTGAATATAGCTACCTACCGCCTGACGAAACATTTCGCCCATCACCCGACCAAGTGATTCATGGCCTGGAACTGGAAGTCGAGTTCTACCGACAGCAAGTTGCGCGTACGCTGACCATGCCGGAGCAAGTCCTGGACACGCTCCTGGTTGTGCTGGCCAATGAAGAGATAACCGCACGCATGAGTGGTCTCATTGACAGTCAATCCTATATTGCAGGGATCCAGGCGGCGCGGGCCTGGTTGGCGGAGACGCAGCTATGAGTTATTGCCGATGGTCGGACGACAATTGGCGTAGCGACATCTATGCCTATGAGAGCGCAGATGGGTATGCCATCCATGTTGGCAGTATGCGAATCGTTGGTGAAGTGCCGCCGCTGCCGAAAAATGGAGCGTTTGTTAGCGAGGAATGGTGGGATGCGTATCGCATCCAGGCGGAGTTTGTGAGGAACGCAGAACGCCAACCGATTGGCATGCCCCACGACGGCAAATTTTATCTTGAGCCGACTCTAGACGAATTTGAGGCACGCCTACAATGGTTGCAGGACGCGGGCTATCGTATGCCGGCTTGGGTTTTTGACCTGATCCATGAGGAGCGAAAGGAGGCAGAGCATGACTTGCAAATATGAACACAGCCGTGAAGTGAAAAAACTACTCGATTGCCCGCGCTGTGGTGAAGACGATGGACTGGTTGAAAAGATTTCGGACCTCTGCGGATAAGCGCTTCTTATCGGTAGGGGACGAACTGCACCGAGTTGGGGGTGTGGGCAACTCACCGGGCACAATGGGAGGAAACGGGCACGGGGTAAATACGATGGGCCAAGCAGAGCGGGTAACAGTGGTTACGGAAGATGCTGAACACGATGCACTGACGGCGGCAGAGTACCATGACATTTATGAAGAACTGCGCCGGTTTGATTCGGCTACCGGGAAGTATGGCGTGAGCCTGGAAGCGTTTGGGGCGGCAATCCAGAGCCGGTTTAGCAAGGCAGCTTGGAGCAAATATCAACGTGGGGAGTTGGCATTAAATCGTGCCATGCGCAATGAACTGCGCGTGGCCGTGGGCTTGGCAATACTGCCGCCCACTGTCGTGGAGGCAATCGCCGCAGCCGACCCGAATGCAAAGGTGGTCCAGGTGGGAGATGACTGCCCACAATTGATTGTGATGATGTCGCCTCATGCAACGAAGGCGACATTCAACTCCTTTATAAACCACGTCAAGGATTCGCACACACCGCGCCGCCGGCGTTTTCGCATTGCCATCGACGGGGGACTGTTTGATCGGCTCAATCAACGCCGGCAGGCGCTGGGACTGACCTGGACGGAGATGTTGGGGCAGTTGGAAGAGTAAACCATTGACCTTGCAGAGTAGACGATGGCCCGGAGGCGAATCGAACCCGCTCCGGGCCACCTAGCGAATGGATCGCTGTGGCCATTGTAGCATGGTCGCAGCTTATGACGAGGAGTGACCATGCGAAATTCTGAATATGAGAGTGCGACACCTTTACCCAGTCGCACCCCGTGGTATCAACCGGGCGGATATGGCGTTGTGATCATGGCTAACGTGATGGTAGCCGCCATTATCATTGTGGCCTTGACGGTGAATGCCGATAGCGCAGTCATCGGCATCATTGCCGGAGCCGCCTACTATTTCATCACCACAACGCTTGCCCTGCTGATCCTCTCCGGCACGTTGGGCGCAACGGTGGTGAGCCGCCAAGAGCAAGTGACGGTGCGTCGCCTCCATCAATTGCAATATCAAGCCCAACAGATTGAACTGCCGGTGGTGCGGCGTGCAGACCCCCTACAGCAGGATCGCAACCCTATGCCTCAGCTTGGCGCACCGTCGTTTGTGTCGCCCTATGCGCCGGTGGATCAGAGCGCCAGACGTGAGGCCATTGCCTTTGGCTTGCAACTATATGGCGCAGATGGGTGGTTGGACCCGCGCAAGGTTGTCTTGAACACGGATAAGGAGCCGCCTGGTCGGTTGCGTGTGGCTGCCCCGCGGGGCGAGGCCCGCCAATGGTTGCTGGATCGAGATGCGCTGATCGACCTCGGCAATGGATTTCAGTGGGGGATTGCCGACTACCCCACTATCGACGACTTTCGCACACTTGCTTAAATTGACCCTGGGGTGGGTGGGTCACCCAGGGGGGGGACCTCCACTCACCTCCCCCCCTATTCATGTAAATGCGGAAAGAGAAAACAATGAACGAGCATCCTGCCCCCAACTGGGTAAATCGGTTGATTGAGACGTTACAGGCTCTATGGCCGCTGGATCGTCCACTACAAGTGGTGCTTGCAGATGACGCTCATCTGGTATGGGCCATGCACGACAACTATGCAGATGGCGCATGCAATATTCGCCCAGAGCAGATTGTGATTTTCCTGCGCAGCCATGCGTTTGACGGTGAGGCTTGGCGTGACATCCTGATCCATGAGTATACCCACGCGGCGATGGCATCACTACTTTACACTACACCCGGCCATGAAGCACCGCTCGGTATCGATGCCTATCGCGCCGATGCCTATATCCAAGCGGTTGAAAATGTAACTCAGCGTGTGGCTGGGCTGCTTGATTATGCGGTGCGTACTCATGCCCAGGCGCGAAAAGCCTGACCTCGTATGTCGGAAAGGACCGCAAAACAATGACCGCCCCACGACCCGTGTTGCGCTATTACGGGGGCAAATGGCGCTTGGCCCCGTGGATTGTCGGCCATTTTCCAGAGCATCGAATTTACACCGAGGCGTTTGGCGGCGCGGCGAGTGTGCTGCTGCGCAAGAGCCGCGCCTATGCCGAGGTGTACAACGACCTAGACGGGGAGGTGGTCAACCTATTCCGGGTGCTGCGCAACCCGGCCCAAGCGGGCGAACTGATTCGGCTGATCGAGCTAACACCTTTTTCTCGATTGGAATTTGAAGCCTCTTATCTAGCCGATGATGATCCGATTGAGCAAGCCCGGCGCACGATGTTTCGGTCGTTTGCGGGCTTTGGGTCGAATGGTGTGCACCGCAATACCGGCTTCCGTGCCAACACAACTCGCGCGGGCACGATCCCCGCGCATGATTGGCGGAACATGCCACACGCGCTAAGTAGTGCGATTGAACGGCTGCGCGGGGTAGTGATTGAGCACGACAAGGCAGCCACTGTTTTAGTGCGATACGATAGCCCGGAGACGCTGCACTACGTTGACCCGCCCTATCCGCACAGTACACGTGCGATGCAAAGCGGCGCGCACTATCGGCACGAGATGACCGATGATGACCACCGAGAGTTGGCGACGGTGCTGCGCGGGCTACATGGCATGGTGATTGTATCGGGCTATGCCTGTGACTTGTACGATTTTGTACTCTATCCCGACTGGACGCGCATCGAGCGAGCCGCCCACGCCGACGGGGCACGGGAACGCACCGAAGTGCTGTGGATCAGTCCAAATGCAGCCATACGTCCTCAGCTTTTTGCAAGATAGGTGACGATTGTGGATCAAACGCCTTGCATCTTGCAAACTAACCCGACAAGGTCTTGTTGTGAATTTGCGCCTGCTCTGCCAACAGACGTTCCTGAGTCTCGGCGGAGAGCTTGTCATACTCGGGTAGTTGGCCTGTAGCACTGACCACTCTGTACGCAATACCCAGAGCATCGATAAAATGGCGCTCGGCAAAGCCGATTTTGAAGAGTTCCTTCTGGGACCGAAGGAGAGCAAGATTATCACTCCCCTTGGTTTCGGCAATCAGAAACAGTAGCGGTTCGGTGCCGGCAGGCGCATCCGGGTCGCGCATGGCAATTGCCCAGTCTGGGTTGTAGTTGCCGATAGGTGTGGGAACTTTGAACCAGTCAGGTAGCTTGAGGTAAAAGACGACATCTCTGCGCCGTTCCAGTTCTTGTACAAATCTGCGCTCCACATCCGAATCCACAATGACCCCATCATAGGCACTATGTTCGACCGGGACGATGTATTGCTCCCATGATTCGATGAACGGCTCGAACTGCGTCATAGAGTAGGTGTCGTCGGTCTTATAGTAGGCAATCCCGTCGCTCAACTGGTCGGACAACTTCTGCTTGATGATCGAGACTGCCGCGGTCGCCCAATCAACCGGGTTATCTACGAACTGTTGCCGGTTATCTACCCGGCTGATGATCTCCCATAGTGTGCGTCGTGTCACACGCATGGGCGGTGACGTGTGTTCCAACAACTGCATCATGAGGTCAATAAGATTGGGCAGGGGATAGCGACCGGCCAAGTTGACCAACGTTTTGGATGCGCTCATCTGCCATGCTTCAAAGACATCGACGAAGTTAACATCAACAGCCGCCTTGGTGATGGCGATGCGCGGCGGTTGGATATGAACCTTGTTTAGCTCCTTAATGACAGAATCAATCAACGTCTCCGAATTGATCTGGACACGGTAGTATGTCTTTTGGCTGATACGCTCCCAAAGTTCGCGGAACTCCGGCTTGAGTTGGACTTCTTTTTTCAGGTAAATGCGATTGCGGCGACGCGCATTGGCGGGCTTGGGCGGAAGGATTTCGCCATATTCGCGAGCAACCTTGCGCCGTTCCTCATCCGTCAACTCGTTGAAGGGCTTGCCAAAGCGGGTTTCGATCTCCAGCCGATATTCCTCGGTGATCTCGCCCTGAAGCTGGCGCACATACTCTTCATAGTTCTGATTGGCGATGACCGTCAGGACGTTGACACTGTCGTCGTGGGTGCGTTCGCCATCCTGGTTGACGGCCAGACGCACGCCACGTCCGATCTCTTGGCGTTTCTTTACATCTGAGACAGACTGGTTGAGGGTGCAGATTTGAAAGACGTTGGGGTTATCCCAACCTTCGCGCAGCGCCGAATGGGTGAAGATGAAGGCCACCGGCTCATCGAAGGCAAGCAGCCGCTCCTTGTCACGCATAATGAGTTCATAGGCGTCGCGGTCTTTGGCGGATGCACCGGTCTTTGAGTCTTCCAGAATGGTTTCGCCGGAGCGGGTGCGGCGCTGGGCAAAATAAGCGGCCTGGACTTCATCCGCCGAGAGATTCTTCCATTTCGGGATTTCGGCCTTGTACTCATCGAAAGCTTGATTGAACAGAGTGCGAATGATGCCATCGTCGGGCGCATAGTTATCTACGCGGTCTATGAAAAAGAGCGAAAGCACTTTTAGCCCCAAAGCTTGATAGCGCTTTTGCTTGCGAATATGTTCTTGGATGGTATAGCGGATTTGGGCCTCGAAGATGGCGTCGCGGTTGTCGCCTGCTACTTCCGCGAGACGGACTTCTTCGCTGTTTGCAAAGCGCACAAAGCCGTAGGCAGCGTTGATTTCATCCACCTCATAGCCTTCGTAGACGGTGTGGCCCTCGGAAAGCAGAAGAAGTGATGCGCCGGGTTTGACGGTGAAGGTCATCTCGCGAATGTCGCCATTGCGCATGACCTTGTGGATGGCAAGCTGGGCCGTGAGGGTGCGCTTGCTGGCTTTGATGTTGATGAGCCGGATATGGGGCCGGTAAGCATGGCCCTCTTCTTGGGCCGAAGCAACCTCAATGCGTTTGACCAAGCCACGGCGATAGGCGGCGGCTGGAGTCAGACGATAGACCACGTTATAGGGGACGCGGTGTGTGGCGCTGTAACGCAAGGCAAAGAGCGGGTTGAGCGTGGCAAGCGCGGCAATGCTCTGTTCGCTCTCCATGTTCTGGGGTTCATCCAAGATCAGGATCGGGCGGGCGGCCTGGATGAGATGAACGGGTGTCTCGCCTTGTAAGCGGTCGGTCGATTGGTGGATGACGTTGATGTCAGTCTTGTTGAAAGCGGCCAAGGTCATGACCATGAACTCAACACTTTCGGCCAGGGCGAACTGGCGGACTTGGCTCAGGTTGGCCGAGTCATAGGCATAGTAGCGGTAGGGAGCGTTGTCGAAGAGAGCACGAAAGTGGGCGCGGGTGACTTGCAGGGTCTTGAGTACGCCTTCACGAATGGCAACGGAAGGGACAACGATGATGAATTTGCGAAAGGCGTAACGGCGAAATAGTTCAAGCGCGGTACGCAGGTAGACGTAGGTCTTGCCCGTGCCGGTTTCCATCTCCACGGAAAAGTTGGGGAAGCGGATGGTCTGCGGGCCTTTGGCGGTGACGGCTTCGCCGGTCAGGTATTGAAGCTGATCGTCGCCGCGGTAGGCAGGGTCTTCGCCCAGCGGGTCGAAGCTGTGCCGTTGTACGGCTTGCAGGTTGCGGAGCAGGTCCTCGTCGGACAAGTCAAGCCGATTCGGAACCGCGGGAATCGCGCCAAACTGGAAGAAAAAGCCACGCTCATTGCGGCGTTGGCCGTCAAAAAGGTCGGCCACGGCAGCGATGGCTTCCAGTTGGAAGTCCTGGTTCGGGTCGAATTGAAACTGCATGGTGGCAGGCGACATGCGCTAGATGACCTTGAGGCGACATTGCAGGGCGAGGTTGGCGGCGGTGCTGTCGTCGAGGGCAAAGTCACGACAGATAAAGAGGTCTTCGGCAGCAAGCCCCAAGGCAAGCACAACCTCATGCTTGACGTGATCGTCCAGGCAAATGTGGAAGCTACGGTCGGCGTCCGGATCGGTAACGCAGTAAACGGTATGGTCGGGGACGGCGACGAGTGTGATCTGGCTGGTAGGAGGATAACCCTCTTTGATGGCAATCTCCCAAATGACGGCTTGGGGATCGACGCCGCGCGACAATGGGTCATCAAAGATCGACATCTGTTCCACATAGTCATCGGGATTGGGCGCGGTGACGCCGGTCCAGTCACGGAAGTGGGAAGGGGCAAGTTTGAAGACACGGAAGCCGAGGTCGGTTATCGCGTCTGGCGACTGTTCGGCTGTTTGACGAGCAATCACACGGCGGATGCGCTCTTTGGCGATGTCCGCGATGGTGGGGAAATCAGCGCTATATGTGGCTTCGGGAAGTTGAACTAATATAACTTTCCGATTTCCTTGGTTTTCCGTATTGAGTTCAAGAACGGCTTGGGCACTAGTGCCTGAACCAGCAAAGAAATCAAGTACAATATCAGATGAATTCGGCAGTGTAGCGATTTGCACAATTCTTTTGACTAGAGCCGGTGGTTTTGGAGTCTCAAATTTCACGCCAGGTAGTAGACTTTGAAGTGCTTGTGTTGCAGATTGCGTACTTCCCACTTCGGAATAGGACCATACTGTACGCGGTACCACAGATGCATTCTTTCCCAGGAATTTTTTGAAGCGCGGTCTGGCAGCCTTACCATCTTTCCCCCAATACAACATGTTTGCGGCTGCGTGTTCTTCGTTCACATCACGAGAGTAAGCCCAAACAGCCGTTTCGCTGGGCCATACTTCGTGACCGGTGTTCGGATTTACAATTGGATAGTAAAGATTTGGTCTTTCGCCCTTCGTCTTGTTGCAGGTGTAGGTAGAAGAATTCCAAGGGCCACGAGGATCGTTATCTGGATTCTGATAATATGATCTCTGCCTTTCATTCATTGGTAGTCGATATGGTCGCCAGATTTCCTTGTTTTTTGCATATACCAAGAGTTGATCGTGGTCACTACTAAACCATTTTGAATCATTTGAAGGAGACACCTTTTTTTGCCAAGCAATAGACGTTATGAAGTTTTCCCCACCAAAGATTTCGTTCATTAGCAAGACGAAGTTAGCTGCCTCGTTGTCGTCAATCGTGGCAAAAATAACCCCATCATCTCGCAATAGCTGGCGCGCAATGAACAGGCGCGGGTACATCATGTTGAGCCACGCCGAATGGTAGCGACCGCTCGACTCTGAGTTGCTGGTGAACCGATTGCCTTCGCCATCCATTTGCCCCGTCATTTGCAGGTACGGACGCAGCGGGTCTTTGTAGTCATCTGGGTAGATGAAGTCGTTACCGGTGTTGTAGGGCGGGTCGATGTAGATGAGCTTGACCTTGCCGAAGTAGGGTTTGTAGAGCAGCTTCAGCACTTCCAGGTTGTCGCCTTCAATGAAGAGATGCTGGGTGGTGTCCCAGTTGATGGACTCTTCCGGCGCGGGAACGAGCGTGGCGTTGGTGGGCGCTTGAAGTTGGCGCATGGCGTCGCGCTTGCCGGCCCACGTGAAGGTGTAGCGTTCGGGGCTTTCGTCAACGAAATCGCCCAGCGCCGCGCGCAGCTTGGCAAAGTCGATCTTGCCTTCCGTAAACGCTTCGGGAATAAGCTCTTTGAGCGCGGCGAGACGGTCTGCGGTGATGTCAGCAGAAGTCAGGGTGATCTGTTCAGCGTGCGACATGAGCGTGTGCGCTTTCTAGTGGCGGCGAGAGATGCCCACAGGACAAACGCAATGACGCAAGCGCGGTCAACAGGTGTGATAGAATGGGGTTATTGCCAACCGTAGCGATGATCTGCGGTGGCCTGGGGCCGCTGTGATGCCACTCACAGCGGCCCGTATTTTAGCACGGGCTGGGGAAAAGGGTCAACGTGCCAATGTGGGGCGAGTTGGGCGGCAAGCGATGTTACCTGCCGACAAGCTCTTGGTTATGCTTCAGTTGTGCGCGTAGGTGGGCAAGCTTGCGCTGCTCGGCGGCGAGACGCTCCTTCAGGTCCACTCTGCCGGCGGCGATGCGAGTCGAATTAAGGCGCTGCCAATAAACCGTATAGGCGATCACTACAATGATGCAGATCGAAACCAGTGGCAGGTTACGGGCACTAAAAGCAATGGTACCAACGAATAGGCAACCCACGAGTACATAGATGTACAGAGATTCTATCCAAGTAGGCGGGTAGGCTTGATAGAAGGGCGTCCGTTCAATCTGTTTGACGACAGCTTCCTGCATGGCGATCTCTTTGGCAAGGCGTACCAGGGCAAGTTCAGCAGCCGTCTTGTCGACGCCGGTCTGCACATGGCGCAAGCCTTCGACGACTGGGGCCAGCATGACCACGCCGCCTTCACGGCGCACGATCTGTTCGTTGCCGCAATAGCCACAGGCAAAGCGTTCCATGTCGTTTGTGATCTGCAATTTGGACCCACAAGAAGGACAAGAAAGGGAGATGAGCGGTGGCATGGTTTGGGGGTTCCCTAAAAGTTCGGGTGCAATCGGGTTGGTTGATGGCATTCAATCTACCTTAGCCCGTCATGCGGTCATAGGCGAAGGCGATGCAGAGGGGGACCACGGCCAAGCTCAAGGCAAATGGGGCTGTGCGCACCGCCACGCCGGCTACCACCAACCCTGTCAAGCCATTGCGTAAGTCTTGCAGTGAGACGAGGATGGGCAGCAGCAGAACGGCAAGCGCGACGAAGCCAAAGAAGGCAGCGACGCCATAAAGAAACATACGCATGGAGGGAAGACTCCTGGTAGAGTGCAGGATGAAGTAAACCTGTGCCCAGTTTAGCAGATGTGTACGGAGACAACATCGGCTATTTGTCGCAAAAGCCGTAAAAGGGGCAACGGTTATGGCGTTGCCCTTCAACCGATAACAACTGATTATCGCCAGGCAGACTTACCCCTTGACACATACGGTATTATGTTAATGCTTGGTCCTCGTGATGTGCGTTCGCCTGCTCCGCCGGCAGTGCGGGCGCACATTCCTATTTTTAGCGCCTAGAACGGCAGGAGGCGTGATGAAGTCGGCTGAGACGGAGACAGGAGAGATGCGCGAATTTATGTTTGTGGTACGGCGTGCTCTGCTCCTGGTTGTGCGCTGGATCGAGAAGGAATATGGTTGGCAAGAGAGCCGACCACAGCGACGGCGAACCGATTGAATTGACTGCATCGTCGTGGTAGACTGAAATTAACCGCAGATGCCCACTCCGGCCCATCCGCACTCTACTGGAGCGTTGATGCCGGACCCGGCCCAGCCCTGGATTTCAACCCAGGTGCTGGGCTTTTTTATTGCCATGCGGGGGTACTTGATGGAGCGATCACCAGTGACGAATGAGGGGGCAATGGAACGGTTTTGGTTTTGGGTGCAATTCGCCCTGGTCACGTTGGTGGCCTGGTGGGCGGGTCTGCACAGTGCCTTTCGCGTCTTGCTGGTTATGCAGACGCTGGATGTGTTGACGGGGCTGTTGGCCGCCGCCATGAACGAAGGGTGGCGCAGCCGCATCGGCGCAGCCGGGATCAAGCGTAAAGCAGCCACATGGATTTTGCTGGGCGCGCTCGCTTACCTTCAGACAGAAGCAACCGCCCTCTTTGAATTTCCCGAGACCAATGGCTATGGCGTAGCGCAACTGTCGGCAGGCGCGCTCGCCTTTATGGAGTTTGTCTCCATTACCGAGAACGTGGCGCGCATGGGCGTCCCCTTGCCGCCCTTTCTGCGCAAACTCTTGGCGGAGACGCGCGCAAAGTTGGGATATGAGGAGGATGCAAATGCCAAACCTTAGTCTGCATGGGTTGCACGACCGCGGCGGCGAACATCTCATGGCGGATAGGCCCGGCTGGGTCGTTGTGACGGAAGCCATCGGCGCAGACCCAGGCGACAGCACCGGGCGCGACTATCGGGATTTGAGTGACCGCGGCCACACCGTGATCGTGCGACTTAACCATGGTTACGGCAGCACAGGCACAATCCCCACGCCGGACAAGTATGGTGCATTCGCGCAGCGAGTGGCCAAGTTTATCGGCGCGTCGCAAGGTTGCACCCGTTGGATCGTTGGGAACGAACCCAATCACCGCCAAGAGCGCCCTCAGGGGCAGGCGATTGCACCCGGTGATTATGCACGCTGTTTTGATTTATGTGCGCAGGCAGTTTGGCAAAACAAACTTTTGCGAAAGCATGAGATGATCCTTGCGGCCATCGCGCCCTGGAATGTCGAGACAGGTGATTGGCTCGACTATTTCCGCCAGGTGTGCCGAGAGACACAACATGTGGCCGATGGCGTTGCGCTGCACACCTACACCCATGGCGCAGACCCCGCCCTTATCACTTCGGAACAACGCATGGATGCACCGTTTGCGGCGCGTCGCTTCCAGTTTAGGTCGTACCGCGACTTTATCGACGCACTCCCGGAGGGGCTTTGGGGCAAGCCCATTTACATCACTGAAACCAATCAGGATGGTCCGTGGCTCGACCAGGCGAATGGCTGGGTAGAGGCGGCCTATGCGGAGATTGACGGATGGAACCGCGATGCCACGAATTATGGGCGCAAAATTCATGCGCTCTGTCTCTATCGCTGGTCGAAGGATGATCAATGGCATATCGACGGCAAGACCGGCGTGCAAGCCGGTTTTCGCGCCACCGTCGCTAGGGGCTACACCGTTCCGGCGCAGACAGCCAACCTGCCGCCCACGCCCGCACCGGTCACGCACACAGTGAGCTTGCCCAACTTGCAGAGCGGCAGCTCAACGATTCCGGACCAGTCTCCTAAGCGCATTTGGGATATGCGGCTCAGTGATCGTGGGGTGAGCATCCAGACGCCGGTGACGCCAGGCCCATTGTGGCGAGTGATCATGGGACGTTGGGAGCCGGAAGCCGAAGCAGGGGGCCGCCATCATATCTATGTAGATGTTTTAGACGAGGTGGGCAAACGCCTGGCTGGGGTGCCGCTGTTGGTCGAATGGCCAGGAGGCAGTGCGCGCATCGTGACGGAAGCGAAGTCGGGTGAACCTTACAGCGGGAATTATCCCATGACAGCGAGCCGCAATGAATTTTCAATTCGCGTCGATGACGGCACAGCATCGGAAACAGTGAGCGGCATCGGCATGGGGGCGAATACACCGAGTGGATTTAATGCGGGCATCCATACCAACACAATCTTGCATTTCCAGCGTGTTGCCCAAGCCCAGCCGACGCCTGCCCCATCTCCACCCGTACCGGAGAACGAACCGCGAATGGAGGTCCCCCCACTGGTCCACCCCATCCGTGAATGGGCGCTACGCGATATCTCACAGAAATTTGGCGAGAATCCCGCAGCCTATGCGCGTTTTGGACTTGCCGGGCACAACGGTGTGGATTTTGCGGTACCGATGGGGACGCCGATCCGGGCGGTAGATCGGGGGCAAGTGGTCGAGGCCGGTGAAGATAAAGATGGCTATGGACTTTATGTGAAGCTGCGCCACGAGTGGGGCGAGACTATTTATGGGCATCTCTACCAACTGGGGATTGCAAAGCCGCTTGCGCCGGGCATGTGGCTGAACGCCGGCGATGCGGTTGGCTTTTCGGGCAACACGGGCAACAGTACTGGACCCCACCTTCATTTTGGGATGCGCGTGCGGCCTTTCACGCGTGGCTATCCTTATGACGGTTGCGTGGACCCACTCCCCTACCTGCCCACCGATGAAGTAGACGTGCCACATCTGATCCGTCAGATCGCCCGTGAGTTTGGAATTCGCACCGCGCTGTTTGCCTCGCTGGTCTGGGCAGAGAGTTCATTCCGCCCGGATGCGCGCAGTGACGCAGGCGCACAGGGGCTGTGCCAACTCATGCCAAGCACGTGGGCCGAGTGGTCGGCCCAGGTGGAAGCAACCGATGTTTGGGATGCCCGTGACAACTTGCGCACGGGCGCAGCCTATTGGGCATGGCTGCGCAAAACCCTGGGCAACGACTGGTCGGCCCTCATTGCCTGGAATTTTGGCATTGGCAATGTGTTGGCAAAGGTCGCTCCTCCACGAGAAACCGCCCAATTCGCCAACAAGGTTTTGCATGGGGCAGACCTGTTGGAGCAGTGGCTCAAGTAAATTGTCTCGACAACCGTTCATAACAATCAAATCAGGAGGAAATTATGGAAATTGGAGAGATTTTGACATTTGGGACAACCGTGCTGGTCTTCTTGATCTTGCTGGGACTGTTGCTGCGCCAACGGCAACCCCAGTCGGAAGAGATGCTCTCCTTCACGGACGTGGGCACGCTGGTGGTGCAGGCGTCAGAAACAGCGCTGGAACTGGTGGCCGGCGCAGAGCAACTCTGGCTGACGGGCCGCCTGCCGAAAGATGGACGCTTTCGCATGGTCTACAACCAGTTGGCAGAAATTTACCCAGACCTAAACGAGGATCAGTTGACGACAACCATCGAGGCCGCAGTCTACTGGCTCAAAATGGCAAGTGGGCAGGACCCAAAAGACCTACCCGCAACCCCTTTCTAATTTCGCATATACAGCAGTCTTGCAAGCGGCTGCGTCCGCTGGGCGGGGCTGCCGCTCGCTTTTTCCTAAAACAGGATTAGTTCCGAATTTACCGATGATGCGCTATGGCAGATGAAGAGCGGGGGACGCTGTTTCCGGCAAGCCAGTTAGTACAGGGGCAGGCACAGAGTCGGCGGGCCTATGTCGAACTACTGGATCGCCTGCGCAATTTCGCCTGGTGGCAAGATTTTGAGGAGATGCTGACCGCCGGCTGGGATTGGCGCAAAGCCGTCTATTTGGCTTGGGCAGCGTCGCCGGCCCATGGGCGCGATCCGGAGACACAAGCCCAACTGGCGACGGGGGTGCTGGGTCTGAAGAGTGATCGTGTCATTCGTACCTGGCGCGAACGTCACCCGGAGATGGAACTGACGATTGCGGCCTTGCAGGCGGCTCCCCTCTTGCGTCATCGGCGTGACATTTATGAGGCGCTGGCGCAGTCGGCGTCGGTGGCCGACCCCAAACACAACAGTGATCGTAAGCTGGCGCTTGAGCTGCTGGGCGACTATCAACCACGGGGTACAGTGGACCTCACCACGCGTACCACCGGCGTGACTCTCGACGAGTGGCAGACCGCAGTCGTCCAGCGACGTGGACAGGTGGATGCAACGTTAGCAGACTTTGACGAAGCGGAGGATGAGGATGCCGACGAAACGTGAGATCGCCCCTCCCTTCCTGGAGATTTTGACCCGCTGTTATAAGCGGCCCCAGATGCTGATGCTGAGCCAAGCCAGTCTGGTAATGCAAACCGATCCGGACTGGGTACAGACCTTATTGCCGGATCGAGTTGGTCGAGGCGTAGCGTGGGCGAATCAGCGGATGCGACGAGAAGGGCCGCGGTTGGTCGGCGAGTACATCTGGGTGTTGGACGATGATGACACCTGTATCTGCCCCACGCTGGTCGCCGACTTGAAAACGATTGTGGAAACGCATGGCCCCGATGTGGTGATGGTGCAGATGGACCATGGCGAGCGGGGTGTGCTGCCGCCCGCTGAACATTGGGGCCATCGTAACCTCGGTGCCGGTTTTGTGGGCGTGAGTGCGCCGATTGTGCGCCGCAAGGTTTGGCAGGAGCACGCCTGGGCATGGGGCGACCACTATGCCGGCGACCATGACTTTATCAGCGCGCTGCTGGCCGGTGCGACGGTGCGCATCTATTGGCATAGGTGCATCGCGAGCAAGGTGCAGCAAATCAGCAAGGGTGCGCCGGAGGAATAATGGGGGCATCGCTGCGCCGGCAGTTTCTGGTCGATAACCTGAACCTTGAAGCGGCTTCCGGCGTGCCAGGCGCACGGTGGGAAGCGTTTCAAATTGCCTTCCTTGACGACGAAGGCACCTTTCGCATCGACAACAAAAGCCGCCAGATTGCGTTCAGCTTTGTGTGCGCCGCGGATGCCCTTGCCGATGCCATTCTGGGGAAGCGCGACGGCATCTTTGTCTCTATCAACCGAGAGGAAGCGGCAGAGAAAATCCGCTACGCCCGGCAAATCTATGGGGCACTGGAGATCGGCGGCTTGCCGCGCGTTGCACGCGACAACATGTTTGGGCTGGAGTTGGACAACGGCGCGCGGCTGACTTCGCTGCCGGCCCGGCCACCACGCGGGCGGGCGCGGTCAAACATTTATCTCGACGAATTTGCCCACGTCAAAGGCGACAAACCCATCTATGCCGCAGCGCTGCCGATCATCTCCAAAGGCGGACGGCTGCGTATGGGATCATCGCCGTTTGGGTCAAGCGGCACGTTTTGGGAGGTCTTTGAAGAAAAGCTGCGGACCTATCCCGGCTACGTGCGTCGCCGTACACCCTGGTGGGAGACCTATGCTTTTTGCACAGATGTACGCACGGCGCGACAGGTGGCGCCTACCCTCTCCACGGGCGAGCGCGTTGCACGCTTCGGCAATCAACGCATTCAGGAAATTCACGCCAACATCCCTGAAGAAGATTTTGCACAGGAATATGAAACGGCGTTCGTCGATGAGTCCACGGCCTGGATCACCTGGGAGGAAATTCGCGACGCACAGGATGAGGAGTTGTGCTGTGTGTTGGCGACAGGCAACGGCAAGGCGCTGGAGTTGGTCTACGCAGCCATTGATGAATTACGCCGCTCGATCAATGCTGGAGATGTCGAGGGCGCACTCGCCGTCGGCGTTGACATCGGTCGCACACGCAACACTACGGAGATCTATGCTGTAGGATTGGCGACGACGAAACATTATCCATTGCGCCTGGGCGTAACGCTGGACGGGGTAGAGTTCGACGAGCAGTTGGCCGTTTTACAGTACGTTATGCGCTACCTGCCGATCACTGCGTTGTGGATTGATCGTTCGGGGCTGGGTATGCAGATCGCAGAGAAGATGGAACGGCTCTATCCTGGAAAGGCCGTGGGCCAAAATTTCTCGGCGGGCAGCAAGCTGGTCTGGGCGACTGATGCAAAGATGCTGATCCAGCAAAAGCGCACACCCTTACCGGTGAACCGCGAGCTTGCTTATCAGATTCACTCCATCAAACGCATGCGTACATCGAGCAACAACCTGGTCTTTGACACAGAAACCAATGAGAAGCATCACGCTGATAAATTTTGGGCATGGGTGTTGGCGCTGGGCGCTGGACATGGGCCACAAAGCGACCGGGCCAAAGTTGCACGAGCGCGGTGAACGAACAAATTATGGGGCGATAACTCCTTATTATCGCCAGATGGGAGGGGCAATGGCAACAGGGGCGGCAGAGACAGAACATATCCAGATGACAGCATTGCGTACAAATGCGTTGGTAGAAGCGCGCCGACAGTTAAGCGGTGCGCTGGGGATGCAGTTTGCTGGGCTGCGTGATATCTATGATGCCGCCGGCTATGACATCCACATCGAGTTCGATCAATATCGGGTGCGCTATGAACGGCAGGACATCGCCGCCCGGATCGTGGATGCACCCGCGGCGGAGACCTGGCGCGAACCACCTCAGATCCTCGACGGCACCCAACTGGAAGATGGCCGCGACGATACCCAGTTTATCCAAGCCTGGAACGAGTTTGTTTCGATTGAAGATGTGGGTGACGAGTTGGCCGACCGCCGCACAGTATGGCATTACCTACGTCGGGCCGATGAGCTTGCCGGCGTGGGGCGCTATGGCGTGCTGCTGTTGGGCATCAACGACGGGCAGCCGCTGGACCAGCCACTTGCTCGCAGCAAAGTAAGCGGACTGGACGGCTATCTCTTTCTCAGTGTCTTTGATGAGGGCGACGCCGATTTGCTGGAGTTAGACAATGACCCGACCAGCCGGCGCTATGGGCTGCCGCTGCGCTATCGACTGGCACTAGGCACAAATTTGCAGGGCGAATCACTCGCCCCCAAGCCGGTACATTGGACGCGCGTGGTGCACATTGCCGAGGGGCTAAAGGGCGACGAGATTTTCGGCACGCCCCGGCTGCGTTCTGCATGGAATCGGCTGCTCGATTTAGAAAAAATCATGGCCGGGGCGGGCGAAGCAGCCTGGAAGCTCCTTTACAAGGGGCTGATTCTCTCCACACGCGACGGCTATCGACTAGATACGACCGACGCACAGACAGAGGAGAAAATCGAAGAGTATATTCATGGGTTGCAGCGCTTTCTGCAACTGGAGGGGATGGATGTAACCGTGGCTGGGGGTGAGGTGGTGGACCCCTCCGGCTTGGTTGACCTCAATGTGGCGCTGATTGCCGCCACGACCAACATCCCTCAAAGATTGCTCTTGGGGTCGGAGCGAGGCGAACTGGCAAGCTCCCAAGATGAAAAAAACTGGGCGCGCTATATCGGCGGTCGCCAACGCAATTTTGCCGAGCCGATGATTCTGCGCCCGCTCATCAATCGGCTGGTCTATGCCGGAGTACTGCCCAAGCCGGCTTCGGGGCGCTATGTGGTGCGCTGGCCGGAGGTGCGTGAGGCCGATGCACAGACTGACGCCGTAGTCGCCAAGGAATATGCTGAAGCGCTCTCGAAATTGCTGGCCGGTACAGACACCGTGGTGGACGTGGCAGAATTTGTGCGGGCGCTGGTAAAACCTCTCGATAGACGTGCTGTCGTCCCGCGTCCCACGCCACTTATGCCGACAAGCTTGCCTGGCCAGACAACGCAACCCCTCGCCCCGCGCGGGGAGGAGGTGATGGCGGCCAACACCGCCCCCTTTCGTTGGGCCAACTACCCATAAGCTCAGGTTGCCTGGTGTCGCCGACGGCGGGTTGGCGCAGCGGGAGAAGTTGGAGAATACCCATGCGGAGGCAATTGCGCGCGCCTTTGCCAAGCTGCTGCGCACGGTACTGCCGCCCGGCACACGCGAAAGCACCCTCACACCCCAGGCCGCAATGGACCGCTATCGCGAGGCAGGGGGGCTGCTGCGTGATGCGCTGGTGGCGATGTTGCGTGAGGCCGGACTGGCAGGGGCCGCCGTGGGGCGAAGCCAGGTCGAAGCCTTATTGGGTGTAAAAGGATACACTGCCAATGAGGTGCGTGTGGTGGCCACTGACTGGGAGATGGTGAATCAGGCGGTGCTGGACTGGGTTCTTGGCGGGCAGGGTGCATTTGGCACGGGCTATGGCGATGTGTTGGCTGCGGCGCTGGCACAGACAAGTGAAGGCGTGATGCGGGCAGAAATTGGTGAATGGATTCGCAATGGGCTGCCGTTGCGCGACCTCATTGAGGCCCTGGAGACGACAGTCTTTAGCCGGGAACGGGCTGAGCTGATTGCCGTCACAGAGGTTACACGGGCCTATGCCGAAGGCAATCGAGCAGCCTGGGAGGCTGGGGGGATTATTGAGCAGCGCGAATGGCAGACGGCAAACGATGAATTGGTTTGTCCTATCTGCGGACCATTACAGGGAGTGATTGTAGGGCTGGACGAAGAATTCCCCGGTGGGTTGAGCGGTCCGCCGGCACACCCACGCTGTCGGTGCTGGATTGCCCCTGTGGTCGGGTCGGATGACGCGGTAGACGCCGTACCCACGCCGGGTGCTGACGAGACGATTGCTCGGCAGATTGAAACATTGACCGACCCGCAGCAAGTGGTATCGATAGGAACGTGGCGACGTGATATTTCCGACATGGTTTTGCGGAAGTGGCCGACAAGAACGACAGATACGGTTGTGCTGACAGGTGAGCGACGCGCGCACTACTTGGCACGGCATCTGGATGTGATTGAATTTGAGGGAGATTTGCTGCGCACACTGTTTGAGCCAGATGAAATTCATCGCGATGTGCGCGACGATCAAATCGGCATCTGGTATCGCCGATTGCCGGATGGGCGCTATTTGCGAGCAACCGTCTGGATTTCGGAGCGAGACGATCTGCGCAATTCGGTGCATAGTTTCCGTTTGGCAAACGAAAAAGAAGTTATGCAAGGAAGGGAGCGCGGGCGTCGCCTGTGGCAAAAGAAGTAACCGCCTGGTGGGCCTGCCATCCCCCACATACCCTTAGCTTGCGCTGGATCCGGGCGTAGCGGCAGAATCTCTACCTCAAGCGGTTATGTGTTTAGTATAGCATGAGTTCTGGGCGACAACAATCCATTTTAGAGATTGGGCAGGGCTTCTCAAAAGTCGTAAGAGTTAAATGAGCAGCGCCAGGGCAAGATGCGGGTGGGCATCATAGACTCGCCTCGCTTTACGAGCATTGGTGATTTTCAAATGGTCGAAGAGGGCAAGCAGGGTCGAATTGAGCACCGCTAAGACCGTGGCAACTCGTGGCTGGCGAACTGTGCAACGATCCTCACCCAAAGTGGCATCGCGGCGCCAGTGACAACGATTCTCAATGTGCCAGTGGGCACGAACCAGCGCCAAAAGCTTAGCCGGGGAGGCTTTGTGTGCCGAAAGACTGGTGAGGCCACAGACAGATGCATAGGAGGTCTTGCCGTGCCGCGTGACCCAGCGTTCCAGCAAAAAGACTTGGGCCGCATCACGCCATTCGGTCGCGACCGCCAAATTCAACTCACTGCTGGTCGACAACTGACGCACCGTCAAGCGCCCATGCCCCTTGTCTACCGTTCTGGCCGTTTGCACGGGGCAGGATGGGTCAGGGGCAAGTGCAAAGAGCTGACGAATCTCCCCCTCTAATTCCGGACGATTTCCTTTGACCACGAGGACATACTCGCCCGGCTGACGGCGAATCTGCCGACAGAAACGCGGACGGGTATGCAAGGCATCGGCGGTGATGACCTTGCCCGCACAATCGCTTTGGGCGATGAAGGCTTGGGCAGTCGCAGCCTCATAGCCTTTGCTCGCAATCGGTTGACAGTGTTTGAGATACCCTTGCTCCACCGCATAGACATTGAGGACTTCCTGCCCACTGCGGCTGGGCGGTGCCTGACGATGGCTCCCGCACAGCACTTTACCATCGATCACCCAATGTTCTAATGCTGCGCTGTTTTCTTGATCCTCGGCCTGTTCTGCACACCCTTCCTCCGGCTCGCACTGCTCAAAATAGGTCGCAAGCTGAGCCGCGAGTTCAAGGGTGTCCAGGTGTGTGCAAATGTAGGCATAGGTATTGGCACAGGGCATACGCCGCAACCCTAGCGCCGCTTTGAGCCATCCCTCGCGCAAACTTGCCCACTCTGCAATCCCACTGATGCTCTCTTGTCCCGCCATCTTCGCCAACAGGATGATGACCATGACGGTCGCTGTCTCATAACGTCTCCCGCGCTTATGGCGATAATCCGGCACCGCTTGTAGCTTCCGGTAAAGACTCTCGATTTGCGCGGCCGTATACCTATCTTCCCCTCTCACTTCTATGGTACATTGCATCTTGGGACTCCTGCGTAGCTGTTTGGTCTTGGTAAACCTCAGTCTACCCTAGGGAGTCCCTCCCGTTCCAACGACTTTTGAGAAGCCCTGTGCGCTAGTGCCTATCCCTTGACGCAGGCTGCAGCCAGACGTATACTGAAACTGCCCAAAGGGAGAAGCGCGCCCTGAGGGCACCCGGGCTGGTCAACACACCAGCCCCTCGCTTTTCTATTGCTTCGACTCGTGTAACAAGGTTGCCTCACACCCAAGGGTGCTGTTCTCCAATAGGTAATTGTCCATGCCAGCAATCCGGTTTAGGCTCTCTATACCTTCTGGTGACAAGAAAGTTAGATGGAGGATTGCTGTCAACTCAGGATCGTGCGAACCAAATAGATAAATATCTGTAGAGCTTTTCAGGGCAGGACATCTGTAATGTTTCCAGGCGAGTGGATTCACGATAGATTCAACCTCGCTGCGAGACATACCCACTTGAAGTTGGTTCGATACCTGCCTCACAATTTCCAGAGAGCGAACTTGCTCTCTGCTCCTCTCGCGTATAGTGAGAGGATTGCAAGCCACGCCCAAAAAGCAAATAAGCATGCCGAACACGAATGGGCGCCAGATCCAGAAGGTTCTCATTATGGAGCCATCTCCAAGTATTTGTACATTGTGGATGAGATATCATTGGGATTCCACCAAAGATCGCTTCCAGTATAGACTCCTGCACGCCCCATATAGATATCAGACATGTTAACTCGATTAACGGCAAAATTGACCCCGGCTAGCTCTCTTCCTGTGTTGAGGACATCTCCCGCAACCCGGCCCAGGTTATATCCTACTGCAACTCCCCAAGCCCAGTGATGAGCGTTCATGTCTGCATCGGTAGGTGAGCCTTCGCGATTCAGGTAGAACTTCGGATCTAAAGTGCCCGCACGGATAAAGACATGGAGATTACCCTCATATCCTGGCTCTGTAGCCCAGTAAAGGACTCCATCTGCCTGAGACTGAGTACGACTTGGAGAACCAGCGAATAAGAATTCTACATCCTGAACAAAATACGCCTCTTCACCAGACAGGTACCAACCAGCTAGACTGGTCAGTGTAGTCCCGAGAGTGTCCCAATTTCTCCCGTCAGGCACATAGGTTTGAAAGGCGGCTTTCTGCGCCCCCTCGATGCGTTGTCCCTTCCCCCCGTCCCCGTAAAACTTGCTGGCATCCCATTAACTTGGATAGGCAACAGAAAATAGTCGAATAGCCTCGTCTGTTGCGTCCGGCTGATAGCCATGTACAGAATCAAATTCGTCACGCCACCCTTGACTAAGCGGATCATGCCCACTGGGATCGTTATTACTGACGGGGTTACCTCTGCCATGTTGGGCATGGGGCCGCCTGGGCGTGTGCGGGACGCTGTGCACGCTTGAGCACTGGGCAGTAGGGGAGGTATGCTTCCTTTCGGTGAGTTGAGAGGGCGCGTTACCTACCGGGCGTGACGTCGGGGCCGGTCGAGTATTTGTATGGGAAGGTGCGTGAGCATCTAGCCCGCAGCCATGTTTGACTGACCCCTCTCGATTTTGCCCACCTGAGCGACGCTGCGTATACAGCGGCGTGAACTCGTCTGCATGTGTGAAATCACTGCTCCGAAAAATCCTGCTATGGTTGGCCCCAATGTCAAGACCACAGAACGGCGAAAATAAGGTGGAATGAAGAGCAACAACAGCTGTGCCTTAGCCGAAATGGAGCTCGGCGGGCATACGGTAGTCGAGGCTCTGGTGCAGTCGCTCATGATTGTAGAAGCGAAAGTAATCGGCTAACCCGGCGTCGAGTTCGGGGACTGTGCCATAGTCTTTGAG